TGCATAGGGGTAATACTGATCGTAGATACTGCAGTCGATAAGACCCACCCTGCCACTGATAGCCCACGGCTTGAACGCAGCGGCCTCACTGGACGAAATAATCCGGCTGGAATAGACCACAGCTGAGGATGCCTTCCAGACGCCACCAGAAATACCCGCGCTTGAGCAGTTCATGTTCAGGTAGCCTCCGTACTGGGGGTTCGATGGATCCTGTGGAATATAAATTCCTGAAGTGATGCCGGGCGTGACTGCCATCGGGCCTGCCGACATTACATCCCCCGCCAGAAGTCTCATGTTCAGTGGCAGGCAGTTGCTGTGCCACACCATAGCGCCGTCCCGGTACAGGAAAAATCCGTGCGTCGGGATGTTGACCAGGTAGTTTGAAAAGATGTACATCCGGCAGCCCGTTTGCGTCATGCCGCCCGTCTGCACGAACGAGAAGCCGTAACTCCCCCCAGCGTTGTACTGCGACGAATAGAACGAGATCGGCATTCTTGCCGTGTCTCCATCCCTCGCCCTGATGAACGTCACAATCTTGTTGCTTAGCGGTATGGATGTTGCGATGTTCTGGCTTCCGGGCGGAACATCAATCACGCTCACTAGGCAAAACGGGGTGAAGTCAGGCGCGAGTTTAATTGTCCGGTTACCGTTGCCGTCGTAGGAATAAAGCGAGAATCCGTAATAATCCGACTCCCGCCCCGTATTGGGCGAGGCGAACACTACCATCCGGATCGGGGTCGCCACATTCCATGAAACGACATTCCCGGAAACAGTTACCTGATACGGGTTAGTAGTCGGCATCGCCTGGATAACCGACTCGATAAGGAGCGACGCCTGGTAGGTACATCCGGCCGGATACGATTTGCTACCCGTGCCGGAAATATCCAGAACATCCATAACGTAGTTAACTGCCATTGAGTTTATGGCATCAAACGAAGTCCCCTGTAGAAATGTCTGCATTACAGCCTCTGCCCCATAACTGCTGCCGGGCGTCCATACTGGTCATAAGAAACGAGCCGGTTATTGGTCATAACCATCCTGCCCTGGCCCGCTACCCCGCCGTTTATCTCAATAGTCCCGTTTTTATCTATCCTCCAACCCAGCGTGCCGACAACATAATTCGATGACTGGATGTATTCGCCGATCTTGGCGTTGGTGATCGTGCCGTCCTGGATGAACGAATCGCGGATAAACGTCTGTCCGTTCTGGATAACAAACGGCAATGTTACCGCGCCGCCGACCTGCGTCATAACAGCGAACCGGTCAGCGAGGAATACCACCTGTGACTGCATCCCGCTGGGGCTGTTCTGAACACCGATCCCCATACCTGCAGCATAAAACACGCCGTTACTGGCAACGCCGACTTTGATGTTATACATCGCATTAATGTTGCCACTGAGGTCAGCAGTAGCCTGGGCGTTCTGCGTGATTGCCGCCGTCTGCCCGTTCATTGTCACGGTCATGGAGTTAATACGCTGCGCCGATACCTGCGAGAAATCAGCCAGGGTTCTGGCAAGGTCAGTGACGTTAGATGTGCCACCGCCAGCGCTTGAATCCAGCGTTTTCAGCGACTCACTGACCGCCCGACTGGCGTCAGCCATCACGTTGTCAACGCGCTGGATCCCCGCCTTGTTATCGCCGTACTGAACGCTCAGGCGCTGCTGCAGGTTGACGTTCGCCAGGGTGCTCTCAATCAACGCGACCGCCGTACTCTGGACCCCGCCGCTGGCGGTAGCAGTTTTACCGTTAAGCTCTTCGAAACGCGAGGCGGTTGAACTGTCCAGCGTCGTGACCACCTGATCCAGCTGCGTGATCGCCGCGGTGTTCTGCGCGCTTTCCTCTGCTGCCGCGTCAGCTTTACCCGCTGCCGCATCGGCTTTATCAGACGCAGTTTTCGTGGCCGCCGTCAGCTGATTAACCGCCGTGGCCCGCGCCTCCTCCTCGGTGGCCAGCGCCTGGCGCACTTCGGTAATGCCCGCCGCGTTAGCCTCGGTTTCCGCATCCAGGCGGGTAACGTCGGTAACGCGCGCCTCCGTTTCAGTGGCGATCACCTCGCGAAGCTGCTCAAACTGAGCAGAATTAGCGCCCTGTTGGGCCGACTGCCGGAACGCCACTTCGGAAATAGCCAGCGCATTCTGGATAATCCCCTCGGCGGTTTCCCGGGTTGCGCCGACGGCCGCCGCCAGCTGGTCGGCATTTTCGGCGATGGTCGCAGCCATGTCGGCAACGGTCTGGCTGGTTTCGACAGCGTTTTCGACCAGGTCTTTAAAGAGCTCAGTCTCTGCAATCTGGTCCAGAATAGCGTCAGTGATGTCGCTGAAATCGTCGGTTGGCTTACCGGACGCCTCAACAAAATCAGACACGCCAAAGGCGTTACGGGTGCGCACGTAGACATAGTAGGTATGGTCGAACTTCAGCTGCTGGATGGTCCACTGATACCCACGGCCCAGGAACTGCGTGCTGTTTTCAATATCGACAGTTGGTGGTACCGGCGTTTCCCCGGCGTACCAGAACTCGAAAGAGGTGTCTGTAGTGGCAGTGACCGACATAACCGGAACCAGCGTCGCCTGCAGCGGTCCCGGGATCCATTGAACCGAGTTTGGCGGACGCGGCGCGCCGATAATCAGGCTTACCTGCGTCTCGGCCCCCTTCATCCCGTTCTCGTTGCGCCCACGCACACCCAGCGAGTAGCTACCGGCATTCAGGCCATAAAATTCGTAGCGAAACTGGTCAGTTTCGTACTGCGCCACGACCGCGCCAGCATCGTTATAAACGCAGAGCTCAAACACCAGCTTTTTGGTGGTAGTGGCCGTTTCCCACGTGGCGGTAACCTGCACGGTCTCGCTGTTGGTATTCAGGATGCGCAGGTTTTCAATGTTCGGGACCCGGTACCCGTTCAGGGTGTCATTCGGGATATCAAACACTGCACCATCGTCAACAATGGCCTGTTTGTTCGGGTCATGCTGGCCTGCAGTGATGCTGTAAACGGAGTTATTCTCCGTCTCAGCGATGCTAAGGATGCGGAATAACCGGACCGATACCTCGCTGGTGGAGATCGCAAAAACGGTGCCGTCACGTACCCAGGCGGGCGCGTTGCGCAGGGTGATTTTACGCCCGGCGACGCCGGCGATCTCATGCCTGCCCATTTTCCCGGTGCGGTCCATAATCGACATGCTGTCGCCCGGCGATACCAGCTCAGAAACGTCAGCATCGACGGTGATGACTTTCCCTGCATGGGCCATGATGCGTCCGCCCAGGCGCGTCCCGGCATAGCTGTTGTCCATGATCTCAACAATATCACCAGGCGTGAACCCAATGGCGTCGCGCGCCATCTGGAACGTTAAGCGGCTGCTCTCCCGTTTTGCCGTTTCCAGCAGCCACTTCCCGGCGCGCCATGCCTGCCCGCGCGATGTACAGCCAAACGCCTCCAGCGTTGTCTCGTTATAAATACTTCTGGCGATTTCGTCATCGTCAGAAACGTACTCTTTCACCTGCTCCCACCCGTTATCCGGATCGGTCCAGGAAACCACCACGGCATTATATTTTTCGGCGCGCTTAACAGAGCTGCGAGTAAATTTGCCGTCAACCACGTTAGCGTTTGTGATGGTGGCAATCGGATCCTGCGGTGTGTCCAGCATTACCGTCAGGCGCATGCCGTCCCACAGAGCGATACCCCGGAACATGCCCGCGATTTTATCCAGCAACTCGCGCGCGCTGATTTGTTCGGTTACATAGGCGTTAAGCATAAGGCGCGGCTCCAGCCCGCCATAGCCGTCGTTTACCAGCTGGTCGCAATACTGCGACAGAACGTACAGCATGCCGTCATCAACATCGATATAACCGGCACGCCGGGCCAGGCCAAACCGCTCGTTTTTCACCAGCTCGCGAAACAGCCAGGCGGGGTTGTTGGTCCATGCCTGTTTGAAGCCACCCAGCCACAGCCCGGAATAGGTGCGGGTAACCGGATCGTAATTGTCCGGCACATCGACGATTAACCCGCGCAGATGATAGGTGCGGTTCGGCGTGTCGGTGTACTGGTCACGGTCGATTACCGCCCCAATCATGGCTGAGAACGGGTACGACAGGTTGTCGTCGGTGATTTCGGTATAGCTGTTCCAGATGGTGCCGTTCGCCAGCAAATCACTGACGCTGTCCGGGGTTATGCGCCGGACCCGGATATCGAACGGCTTAATGTCCGGGGCATCGATAACATGCGCTTCCAGATATTCGCCGGAAATTTTACCGGGGCCGATCGTAACGGTTTTCAGAATTTCCCACGCACCGTTAGCAGTGCGGATTTCAATTACCATGGTGACCGTGCTGTTTTGCTGGTTGCCCTTGGTGTCCTGCTGCACCAGTCCGGTGACGCCGATATTCAGCCGCACGCGGGTAACGTCAGAATCGCTGACGGTACGGACCAGCGGCGTATCAAAGGTCACATCCGCATTAACAATGGTGGAAGCCTGAACCGCAGCGAAGCCATTAATCGGGCTCTGGAACTCTGAGCCAGGCCGCCAGGCAACGCTGATGCCGGGAATACTGATATTGCCGCGGGCATCGGTAACCGGCGTATTGTTCAGCATAAACGAGGACAGGTGCTCCTGATCCACCGGCCCGTAAATCGGCCCCTCGCTGATGAGGTCCAGCACCTGGTAAAACTGTTTGGATTTGAGGTTATCGTCGAGGAGTTTGGGGGTGGATGCTTTGCCGCCGCCTGATGACATGTTTCCGCCTTAGCTAATAGATTCTGTCCAGTCCTGGTTGTTCGACGTGTCGATGCCGAGGGATACCACGTTGGGGGCCACCACCATTTCACCCAGCAGAAGCGCGACCGGATGGCCCTGGCCGACACGGCTCTCGGTGCTGGTGAATGAGTTGTTGGTGATGGTGTTGTTTTCCGCCGCCTCTGCTGAGGTTTTGGTTTTCATGTTGCGGGACATGTACAGCGAGTAAGCAACCGAAGCGACTGACATCGTGATGGCCACGATGGCAACAATGGTGCCGGTTTCCAGCCCTGCCCCCTCCACAACCGGCACAAACGTTATGGTGGCTCCGCTGCCCATCTGGCGGTCCATGTGTAAGCGCGCGTTATCATCGTCCAGCTCATCGCCATCAATGCGGATCTGCAGAGGCGTCGCCAGAAAAGCCTTTTTGAAGGCGCGATCCTGCGCCAGCAGAAGGCGCAGCCCCTGCGCAGGTGTATCGACGGCTAATTCGATTTCGCTGAAATATCGGCGTAAATGCCCGCTAAATTTAAATCGGAGCATCTTTCGTGCCTCCAGATAGAATGGGTTTGCCTCATAAAGGCCAGACGATAATCCTCGCGCCTGCTGAGATGTCCGGCGCAGTCGTGATGAAGCACCTTGCCGCTTTCAAGCAGGATCATCGCGTGGCAGGGGTCAGCGCCCGGGAATGGCTGGCGGATGATCACATCGCCGGGCTGTGCATCGCTGGCAGGGGGCGGGAACCGGGTGAAAGCCATTGGCCGCCATATTTTTGATGTAGAGGTTTTCACCACGCAGCCACCAGCCATTTGTCCGCTCAAAGTCCGGAAGATCCACACCAGCCAGGTGATAGGCGTCGCGAAACAGCGTGTAGCAGTCTGTGACGCCATGCTGAAACCGGCGGCCCAGCAGATGTGGTACCGGGCGGAACTTACGCAGCGCACCGTTGCACGCCAGCCACCAGGGCAGACCTGTTACAACCTGCGCCCGGCGGTCAGCGCCGGACAGTACCGGGGAGTTCATCGGGTGTGAGTGAAATATGGCGGTCACCTCGCCCTCTTTCTCCGCCGCCAACCAGTCACCGTCGCTGATCCGGAAATGGCTCTCCGGGCTGGGATGAATGTTGCGACAGGGGTAAAGCCGGGTGCCATCGATGATCAGGCCGCACACCTCATCCTGCGACGAGGCCGCATAATCGAGTAATTCCTGCATCAGGACACCTTCTGGGAGCCGGGGAAACTGCTGATTGGCATCGGCTCGGGACGCGGGTAACGGAAGCGGCAGCCGGAGCGGCGGTGTGAGCATTTATCTTTTGCCGGATCGGTGGTGGGGTTATCACGTTCATCTGCCACCGGCGGACCGTCATAGTTACACCCGGTGCCGCGGTACTGCCACTGGCACACGTCGGCCAGGATGGTGCGCGCCGGTATGATGGCGTTATCGCAGTCCACAGGCGTCGCCAGCTCATACGTCACCTGCTCGAACGTCTCTTCTGTCATCCCCTCCACAACGTAGCGCGAGACCGCCTCCATTGTCGGGTTTGCGTCCGGGTTGCCGTTCGGGAAATTCACTGCATCCAGGTATTTAACCGGCACCTGCCGGCGGGTGACCACCACGCCGTAGAGATCATTAAAATCGTGGTTAATGCCGTAAATAAGTCCGGAGATATTCGCGACCGCCATTGTGGGCCGGGCGTAGGTGCCCTCGTTTTTAAACTCAAAGCCCTCTACAGCGATCGGGTACGCCGGGTAAGCCAGGCCGCGCCAGATGACATCGCCGAAATAGCCGTTAGTGCCGGAATGAAAGCGGAGAACGTCACCACCGAATGGCTGCAGATCAACCTCAAAGAGATCGATAAACGCGCCGACTCCGGCATCAACGCTTTCGATAATTAGCTCTGGTGGAATGTCACGCACGAAAATCTCCCATAAAAAAAGCCACCCGGAGGTGGCTACTGGTTGAATATCAGGATGTCGCTGATGTACATCCCTGGGTATGTTGAATATTCAGCCCGTCCATGTTTGGGGCATGGACGCACGCAGCAATGAGGGATGGCTGTTTACCTCTGATTAAGGAGCAAAATGGATATTCAAACTACTGCAACTGATGAAGGCAGGATTGTTGCCCTTCAGGTCGGATTCTCGACTCTGGTATATATGTTAAGCAGGGATAACCCCAAGATACGGGATGTGCTAGTAAACCATCTTGAAGAAACAGGAATGAATCCTGTTAACGCTTCTTCTTCTTCGGCTTTTTATGAACTGGCTGAAATGATACGAGCCGTGGGACATATAAACGAATAGAACCATCGGGGTTATGAAAAGTAACCCCACTTTTATCTTTACTGATTACTGTGGTCATAACTATCTCCTGCATTTCGGCTTAACGTGGTACCTGTTCAAATGTGACCGTCAGTTCGTGCAGCGGCCCGTTTTTAACCATGTCCCAGGAGCGACAGATAAACAGCGCCTGCTCCCCCGTATCAGATGGCGTCCAGTAGAAGGACTCTACCGCCATACGTGCCCGCAGGAAGGCTTCAGCCTCCTTTGCTGCATTAGCCCTGCATGGCCCGCTTACACCGCGAAACACCAGGCTGTATTTCGCCATCAGCGGATTTATGCCCTTAACCTGCCGCTGCTCGTACCCATCGCCCAGCTTGACGACGGCAACGTTCGGCGTGCGATCAACGCTGTAGCTCCGCTGGGGTGTCCATGTGAATGTTTGTGCCATTAGCGTTTTGTCCTCGGCTGAATCATGCCATTCGGCCTGTTGGCCTGATCGCTGATTTGAAATAGCGCCATCTTTTTGCTGATTGTCACAGCGCGAGCTTCAATTTGCGCCCATTCGGCCTCTCCAATTCCACCGGTAGTGT